ATGGTCACCAGAGCGTCAAGCTCGTTCGAGGATATTGCTAAAAATATTTTTCAGGTTTATGGGACAGACCACCGTGGTGTCACCACGATTAAACGGAAGTTACGTCGAAACAGTGTGTTGAAGTTTTTTACGACTCTAGAGCATGCACTCATTGGGATTGAAGCCTGCCATAGTGCACATTATTGGGCACGGGAACTGACAAAGCTGGGGCACACGGTTCATTTGTTGCCAACCCAATACGTTAAACCTTTTGTTGTTGGCGGAAAAAATGAGGCTAATGATGCTGCTGCGATCTGTATGGCGGTAACAAGACGGGATATTCACTGTGTCCCCATAAAGAGTGCTGAGCAGCAATCATTGCAGTCATTGCACCGAATGCGGGAAGGCGCTATTCAGGAAAGAACCGCTAAATCAAATCAGATCCGCAGTCTGTTTTCAGAAGAAGGTGTTATCTTTCCGACCGGGCTGTCTTCGCTAAAAAAAGGTCTCCTTGAGTTTATCGAGGACGGTGAGTCAGCGATAACCCTTATCCTGAGAAAACTGGGCATGATGTATCTTGAACAATTATCCTGTTTACAGGCGTGGATCGGTGAGCTTAACGAAATGATTGACAGGTATTTCAAAGAGAACGAGGTCTGTCAACGGTTAGCCACCATTCCCGGTATTGGGCCGGTGATCGCCACGGCCATTGTCAGCCGCGTTGGCGATCCTGGTCTGTTTAAAAATGGTCGACACTTTGCTGCCTGGCTGGGGTTAACCCCCAAACAATATTCCAGTGGTGGAAAAACCAGACTCGCGGGAATAACGAAACGGGGTGATGGTTATATACGAAAGCTGTTGGTTCAGGGAGCCAAGGCAGTGATTTACCATATAAACCGAAGGCATGATAACTATGGTGAGTGGATAAAAAAGCTGATGCAGCGTCGTCCGGTTAATATTGTGGCTATCGCGCTGGCAAATAAGATCGCCAGAATATCGTGGGTGATATTAACGGGTGAAGAAAAATTCAGGGTGACGTCATAATCACAGAATAATGAAATCTTTTTTTAGCTTTATTGATCTTGCTAATTGCGCGGGAAAAATGAGATGGGAGATCGGTCAAACCGACACCTGCAAAACCTGATATATCCGACGACCAAGAATGAATAAAGGTCTTAAGGCCGATAAGGAGCAGGTGGGCACATATCCATCATGGCTCAGCAGAAAATAACCTGCAAACACAGAAGCCGAATGTACGAACGCAGTTATGACCGCCACCCAACGAACTTGTCTTGCACATAAACGGGAGTTCATATACGAATATAGAGCTGCAATCTACCTTCAATGCCACAATAACTTCTGTCTTGCAAACGGGATGCGGTCATATCAGGGCACTCCCGTCAGGGAGTTACACCCAGCCCTTTGCAGCCGCACTGCTATAAGCGCGAAATGCTGCATGGAGTTTTTAAAACCTTAGGGAACCTCTAAAAACTTTTCACAGCCACCAAATTGAGTAAAATACAGACACAATGCATCTCTGCAAGGTAGCGCCGTCATGATACCGCCTCGTTCTGCTTTAAAAAAAGACAAGCTGGCATCCGAATATCACCGTCGAAAAATCGATGAATTAGGTGCTCCGCTGCTTGTTCTTGATAAGTATGTTGATTTCTCGGCACGGGCTGACACCGTAGACCGTGTCGCGCCACGTAGTAGTTCTCCCAAAGGCGGACGCCCGCCATTCCCGGCTGAGGTGATGGTTCGCATCATTATCCTGAAACATTTCCATCATCTTTCCGATGAAAAGATGGAATATCAATTGATTGACCGATGTCATTAATATTCCAGACCGCAACACGATTTGGTATTTCGAAAAACGGATTGGGCAGGAAGGTGCCAGGGCGTTGTTTGAAGAGGCGAAGCATCAGCTTTCGGCACAGGGATTCATTCCCCAAGGCGGTCAAATCATTGATGCCACGTTGATTCCGGTTCCTAAGCAGCACAATAAGAAAGAAGAGAATGAACAAATCCGTCAGGGGAAAACCCCGGATAACTGGACAGCAAACAAACGATGCCAGAAAAATACCGGGGCAACCTGGACGAAAAAGCACGGTAAAAGTTATTTTGGCTATAAACTTACCATTAATGTCGATACAAAATATCAAGTGATCCGTCATATCGCGACAGGAACCGCCGCTGTCCATGACAGCCAGTTTTTTGAAGCCGTTTTGGGAACAGGGCTATCGTGTTCATATTCAGAGGCAAGCGTCACGCAATAAGCCCTTATCAGACTGCCGGAAAGGCCGAAATAAGAAAATAGCGAAAACCCGGGCACGGGTAGAACATATCTTTGGCTCATTCTCTCAGATGGGTGAAAAATTTATCCGAACGGTAGGCCAGCTGCGAGCCAATTTTGCGATGATTCTGACGGCCACCTGTTATGATTTGCAACGTTTGGTTTATTTTGGAAAATCCGGCCTTCATGCCTTTTAATTTCGGTATGTGATGAAAAAGCGGTTAGTTTATTTTTTCCCCTGAAAAAGCAAGAAAAAGTCATACACAATAAGGTCATTTATTGGTAAGTGCAAAATTGACCTTATTTTTTGTATTGAGAGTTTTTAGAGGTTCCCCTAAATAGACAATTATATTTAACGTCTCTTATCACATACTCCTCCAATCACGCATTGGTCTAGGTGAGGATTGAAGTGGCACACTAATTTTGGTCACTGTAATAGAGGTGATACTCTCACTTCGACAATTCAACAGGTGACATAATGAAAAGAAGTTTCAGCCCCGAATTCAAATTAGAGTCAGCTCAATTAGTGCTTGACCAAAACTACAGTATTGCAGAAGCTGCCAGAGCGATGAATGTCAGTAAATCAGCCCTGAGCTGGGTTCGTCAGTTGAGTCTGGAACGGCAAGGCAAGGCCCCCACAGCCCTGCCCATCACGCCGGAGCAAATTGAAATTCGCGAATTAAAAAAGAAACTGCAACGGATTGAAATGGAAAATGAAGTCTTAAAAAAGGCTTCAGCACTCTTGATGTCCGACTACCTGAACAGTTCTCGTTAATCGAGCAATTCAGAGTGCTTTATCCAGTGGCTTTCCTTTGTCAACTGTTCGGCGTATATCGCAGTAGCTATCAGGCCTGGCGTCATCGGAAGAAAACACCGGATGCTGAACACGTCAAATTAAAAAGTCTGGTTCGGGAAGCTTTTAACGAGAGCAAGGGTTCAGCCGGTGCATGAACCATCGCGGCCATAGTAACCGCAAAAGGCATCCCATTAGGCCGATGGCGGGCCGGAAAGTTAATGGCTGAGATGGGACTGGTCAGTCGCCAGCAGAAAAAACACCGTTATTCGCATCGGGAGCAAGAACCGGTTGATATTCCGAACTCTCTTGATCGTCAGTTCGCGGTCATCGAGCCCAATCAGGTTTGGTGTGGCGATGTGACCTACATCTGGACAGGCAAACGTTGGGCTTATTTGGCGGTGGTCCTCGACCTGTTTGCCCGTAAGCCTATTGGCTGGGCCATGTCGTTCTCTCCGGACGCTGAATTGACAAAGAAAGCATTAGAAATGGCATTTGAATCAAGGGGGAGACCACGGGGTGTGATGTTTCACAGCGATCAGGGCAGTCACTATACCAGTAAAGCGTTCCGGCAGTCATTGGGGCGTTATGGTATTAAACAAAGTCTGAGCCGCCGGGGAAACTGCTGGGATAATAGCCCTATGGAGCGCTTTTTCAGGAGTTTAAAGAGTGAATAGGTGCCTGAAGAAGGGTATCCCAATTTTGGAGAGGCTTTTCGCGCAATCACCCATTATATAACAGGCTATTACAGCCAGCTTCGTCCTCATTGGTATAATAATGGATTAACACCCAATGAATCAGAGCGATTATTTTGGAAAAACGCTAAGGTCGTGACCAATTTTAGTTGACCACTTCACCCACTGGTAGGATGTTTCTACCAGTGCGTCTGCTATCACCTTTTCAATGGTGATTCAGGCGGGGGAGGCTTCGGCCTCGCCGGTTGGACACCACCGGTACTGCGAACCCTGTCTGAATCGCCACCATCAATATTAATTAATGGAAGGGGTAGCAGGAATGAATCACAACTATGTTCAAAAAAATGACTGGCATCAGGCCGATATTATTGCTGCATTACGTAAGCGCGGTACAACCTTAGCGGCAGTATCTCGTGAAGCGGGGCTTAGTTCATCTACACTAGCAAATACTCTCAGTAGGCCATGGCCTAAAGGTGAGTGGATAATTGCGAATTATCTCGGAATACATCCTTCAGAAATCTGGCCTAGTCGGTATTTTGATATGAACGGTCAACTTATTGAGCGTAAAGCTCGGAATCAGACAGAAATCATCTTTACCAAAAGCTAAATTAGCAACTTTAAGTTTGTCTTCCGTATGGAAAACTAGTTTAACGCTGTGTCCAATATTGATGATGTAGATCAGTCTATAATACGTAGAATATTTTGACTAACACGTATTGCTAACCTATTGTTTAATTTTGTAATTATAATTATCTGTTTAAATGTTATCTTTTTATATCAGTGAGTTATAGGAGAATAAGGAATAGGTATAGTGTTACTTCTGTGGTATATTTAGATTAATAATAACTGCAGTTTGAGTGTATGAATCAACTTAACTTACATAATACCAGCCTTCGAAAGTATCTAGAATTAGATGAAAACTTTCGTGATTTTAATATATTAAGTGATATGGTAGATCTTGACTCAATAGATACAGTGTTAAGAGAATGCTTATCAATTAAGGACATGCGTGAGGCTGGTAGTTTTTTTACAGGTTCAAAATTAGCAACTGTTACTGTTGACTCTTTCAGGGTACCAATTACTTTTGACTCTGTAGTCTTAGACCCTACATGTGGCGCGGGGAATTTGTTAATCGCTTGTTCTCGTAAGTTAAGTGTAGAGGCTACACTGTCCCAAACGTTATCGAAATGGGGAAAGGTTCTCTGGGGATATGATATCCACGAGTCTTTTGTAGAGGCGACGAAATTAAGGATAATAATTGAAGTGTTATACCGAGGGGTGTACAAAGACTGCAGTATTGAAGATGCTTTATTGCTTTTAAGCAATATTGTTTGCCGAGATACTATGACGCTGTCCTCCGAAGAATTATCACAAGTAACTCATGCGATTATGAATCCTCCTTTCTCTGACTGGTCATCACCTCGTCGAGATTATTGGAAAAATGGTAAAGTGAATGCGGCAGGGGTGATATTTGATACATACCTACGCATTCTGCCGGAAAAATGTCAAATTAGCGCTATCTTACCTGATGTTCTGCGTTCAGGTACACGCTATGGTGTATTTCGAGAGTTTGTTAATGATTCGCTTCAGGCTCAATGTGAAGTTTGGGGACGATTCAATTTGAAAACTGACGTAGATGTGTTTGTGCTTTCTGGAAGTAAAGTGGATAAACCAAAACATTTTATTAGATGGCATAAAGAATTAGACGAATACGTCAAATTATCAGATAAGTATCACGTCAGAGTTGGCCCTTTAGTCGCGTATAGAGATCCAGAAGAAGGGAATGAATACCCTTACTTTCATCCTAAAAACTGTCCAACTTGGAGGTATATTGATGATATTGTCGAAACGCGGCTCTTTAAAGGCACAGTTCTTAAACCACCTTTTGTTGTAGTAAAACGGACCTCAAGTCCATCCGATAATTATCGTGCTGCGGCAACTTTGATAAATGTTAATGGCTTTGTCGCCGTAGAAAATCATATGATTGTTATTACACCTAAAAGTGGAGAGCTTGAGGAATGCAAGGCATTGATGAAAGTATTGAAATCAAAATCTACTAATGACTTTTTAAATGATAGAGTGCGTATGAGGCATTTGACTGTAGGTGTAGTTAAAGACATTCCTATATAATAAAATCCTCGCAACAGCGAGGATTTTATTTATTCAGTTTCTGGATAAATTTATTTTATAGCCTTCTCGAGGTTTGAGTTTATAAAATCAGAGCGAAATTCTATTTTATTATGATTAGAGTGAAGGTAAAGTTCTTGTTCTGAAAAATAAATAATTTCATCTCTCAAAAACTCCATTATCAATATCATGAAGTCTCTTAATTTTTTTATTTCTAAAATATCCACGTCAAACGTGTTTGAATTAGGATGTATTTTATTACCATGAGCAATAATATTTCTATTTCCTAGAAGCTTTTCATCAATATAGGCTATTCTAGTCTGAAGAGGTTTGAACTCATACATACCAATGATCTTCAAAAATGACTGGAAAATCTCAATATTTAGGTTGTCTCTCGTATTAATAATGGACTTGTCTTTTCCTTTTTTGAACTGAGATGAGAGTTTGAATTTCTTTCCGTTATTATCATAAATCTTATTTAAGAAATTAATTTCATTGACAATATTTAGACTATCGCTGGAGCTTAAGCACATTTTAATATCTCCCTTAAGATCAATAGCCTCAAAATTAAACCCCAATTTACTTAGCTCTAAATTAAGATCTGATATCAGAATAAGATATTGTTTTGATATGTTTTTTACATATCCTTCCCAATGAGAATACATTAATAAAATGGCTGATTTTAATATTAATAAATTATTGTCATCATTATGTAAAAATAAGAGATCAGAAATTTCCTTTTTACGCCACAACAAGTCGTCATTTATCAAATCAGTGAAAGATTCTATTGTGAGCTTAGCCATAGCTACTCCCCAAAATAGGTTCTGGCTACTTCTGTAGTACTGCGGAAACGAATAATAGCTCTTACCCCGCGCCCCAAAGCTTCTTGGATACTTTTTTCTCTATATAAATTCTTTATCATGCCTTCTAGTTGGGTTTTACCTAAGTCTCCAATTTTATCAATATTAGAGCTAATTCCCACAGTCAACATTTCAAAAATAGACACATTAAATGCCCCTGAAAACTCATCCTTTTCTGGATAGTATTTTAGAAATGATTTTTTTTTCCAATGAGTTTTTTAACAAATCGAATGTTTTTCTGAATACTTCTGAAAATTCATGAACATCTGCATTCCGAATGAGATTTATAGTTTCCTTATCTATAAACTCACTTAATATTACATAGCTCAACGGAGAATAACTATTATAGTTTACTTTATTATAATAACCAATGAACATACGGAGGATTAATTCCATATGATATTCTTTTTCAAAATGGTGGTCTTCAAGTTTTAAACATTCTTTAAAATTAGGATATTCTTTTAAATTATTTATGACGTCAAAAAAATCGGGACTTAGCATAAGAATCAAACAATTACGGACTTCCTGATCAGATAAAGATGTGCCACCTGTATTCAATCTTTGAAATAATTCATATTGAGCTTCATCACTATTTTGAGTGAGTATTATATTGATTTTTAGTTTGGTTCTTTTTAATTCACGTTGAGTTTCAATAGGAAGGTCATTCCACTTTTTGCCAACTAGAGAAGGTATATACTTACATGATGTCATAGTAAGCTTTTCTTTATCTGGTAGATTACCTGTGAGTTGCAAAAGTGTAGAGAGTCTTTGCACTCCATCAACGACGTGCCATGTGCCATCACTCTTTTGTGCGACGAATATTTCAGGTATTGGAATTCCAATTAAAATTGATTCGATTAATTTCGTTTTTTGTTCGTTATTCCATCTGAATAAGCGTTGAAAAGCAGGATCCAGTTTTAGCTCTTCATCTCTATATAAATTTATCAACTCACCAATAGACATCGAGTACCCATCTGTTTTGATATTTTGTCTAGCAATTTCAAGTTCTTGCTTAATTTTTTTCTGGTTATCTGTAAGTTCTGACATTATCCGACCTTTTTTGGTAGTTTTTAGTGGTGGTCTGTATCGCTAATACAAAACACTTTGTAAATCGCTATTTATTCAATCTTGGTTATGAAGCCAGTTTTGCCTCTTAAGGGCGATTATAATAAACCCTCTATGTATTTGAAGATAATTTAGATACTTTGATAAATTTTATTCCAGTGAGTACAGTTTATCTACATTGATAATGCAGTTTTCGAACTATGTTAACATTTACGTTCAAATCTTGAATAACTTTTTATAAATAAAAATGATATGAACAGGAGATGTATAAGCATTTGCTCTAACTGGCATGGGATATAGGTGGGTTAGAACAAACAGTCAGAACCGATTACATCGTTAAATTAGAATTGACAGGATAATTGCGATTAGCTAGGCATCACATATTGAATTACTACCATAACAGAACCTATATGCTGTAGGCGTTGTTTTTATTACCCTAAAAAATTTTTAAAATCAAATAGATAGCCAAGAAGAAACAAGGGGCACAAAAAGGGGCATAAAATGAATAAGTAAAAATAAATCCAACTAATTCAATTGATTAACTTAACTTACTAGTCCCGCCCTGCACCAAGTTAAAACTGACTGATAAAACAGTGAGTTAGGGAATAAAAAGAGCCACCTTCGGGTGGCTTTTTTCTTGGGTTTAAATTGCACGAAAATTCAAAATTGACAACAGATTGGCAGCACCTCGGCACCACTGGTTATTTATCCAATATCATTTATCCCGCTTTTTACCCCCTGCTAAAGCCTGACTTTTCTATTTTTTAAAAATATTTTCAGTGAATAAAAAAGCATTCTTTGTGAATAATTATTGTTCAGCGCAATTACTAAGCCGTAAAAACAAAAAATGGCGATGAAGTGGCGATGCAAAAATAATTTTCCGCGTCAGTAAACTGGAAAGTGATAGTGCCACGAAAGGTTTTAAACCCATTCTTTGCTGAGTTAACCAACCCAAATAAACAAAAACCCCTGTCAGTTTTTATCTGGCTGGGGTTTCCTCAAAATCAGGAAGAAATTTTTTACTCAGAAAAGCCCGGCTATTCTTCTGGCGGTGTGCAATATCCTGAGGATCTTTATATTTTCCATATCCTCATCGTAACGGTAGAGCACGATAAAGGGAAAATGAGGGACTACGAGTTTTCTATAACGCTCATCCGGGCTGTTACGAACCTTTATGCCTGCATACGGGGTTACTCTCAGAAGTTCAGCCATTTCCACGAACTTTGCGTCAATTTCATCAGCCAATAACAGCCCTGCCTGCTCAAAGAAGTAGAGATAAATTTGCTCCCGGTCAGTTTGCGCGGTTTCTTCCCATGAAATCGTTATCACTTTATCCCCTGCTCAGCTTATTACGCAGCAGAGCCATCCGGCGCTGACTTTCAGCATCATCAATAAAATAAACCGCCCCGTTTTCACATCGGTCAATGGCTTTTTCAATTTCCGCTTCTAACCAGTAAGCATGGGTATTTTTTTGATACTCACGTTCTTCATTCGCCAATTCTTCGGCTTTTTGTCTCATTAACTTTGTCAGGTCTGTCTGATGGCGTTTAGCCGCTTGCATGGCTAAGCGCTTGGTTTCTTCATCAATACGAAAATGAATCGTCTCCATTCATCCTCCCTTAGTTCACTCTGCTGCAAAAAATGTTGTCATTTGTGTTGTCATATTAGCACGGGAATCTAAAACAGCAATGTTGCTTTCAAAGAGAACAAACTTAATGATGGGGTAAAATTCGGATAACTCTTTGAATGGATAGAATGACAATACAAGAAGCCCCAAAATGAGGGGCTGATTATCTTAAGGGCTATCGAAGCACATAACCGTTTGTTGCCCACGGGCAGGGTGTGGCGGAGCAAACTCAAGTAAAGTCGGCTTAGTCACCCAACGGACAAAAGTTTCATGGCTGACGAATGTGGAACCACAATTGATATTCTGGCACTGATTGTAACGTTCTTTGGTTTCGGTGGTATGTTCAAAGCTGCTGCGGGTATGGGCGACGTGGCCGCAAAGGGGGCATCTCATCATAATGTGAGTACCTCTAATTATCAGGAAAGCGCCAGCTATGTTAGGCGATGGCGCGATTATAGCAGATCAGACGCCCATGTCAGCATCAGAGATTTTCACTTCCAGTTCTAACGCGGTGGTTAATCCGCTGTCATTTAAGGTATGGGTGACGGTGACCAGTGTCCAGTCTGTGCCGTCAATCTGCGGTTTAAAGCCGCTGACCCTGACCGGCATTTCCGGGAACAGTTCCGGCCGGCCCTTGGCCAGTTGAATCGAAAACGACGCCACCCCGCGCTGGATTTTCTCCCATTCGGCTTTGGCGGCGCGTTCGGCATTGGCTTTATTGGCGTAGGTGTGTTTCATCACCAGCACATTCCCCTCACTGCCTGCCAGATAATCGCCCTGCTTTTCTTCCTTTTTTTGGGGCGTGGTTTTGCGCCGTTTACGATTCACCGTGACCTGTGTTTTTTTCCGTGGCTCACGGGTATTGAGCCAGCTGGCTGAGACGCCGGTATAGGCGCTACGGTCAGCCAGTGAAAACCGGTAACCATCCCCCGACTGGCGAGTCAGGTTCACCTGTGGTAACGGGCGCCCACTGGCGGCCTGATTTTGTCCCTGCCGGATAAACAACAGGGTGCCGTTCTTGACGGTGGCAATCGCCCCTTCCTGTCTGGCCAGCCGGGTGAGAAAACTGCCGTCGGATTCCTGTGTCTGGTCAATATGGCTCAGCCTGACAGCTGCCAGTGCCTTATCCACTTCCGGTTGCAGGTTGTTGCGCTGGGCAATGGTACGCACGATGTCACTCAGGGTTTTCTGGTGATACGACATTTCACGGCTGAGGTTGAGCGTCGCCCGAAAGTCGGCACTGCGGCCACGCAGGGTGATTTTATCCGGCGCGCCGCTGTATTCAATTTCATCAATAATAAACTGGCCCTTGTGGTGCAGGGTTTCCCCTGCCCAGCCCAGATGCAGGGACAGCGCCATGCCCCGGCGCGGCAAGGCCAGCAGGCCGTCGCTGTCGTCCAGTTCGATATCCAGCTGATCCGCCTCAAAGCCGCGGTTATCTGTCAGAGTCAGGGCAATCAGCCGGTTCTGGATACGGGTATTGATATTTTCATCACCGGCACTGAGCACGTAAACCGGAGTCTGGCGCTGGCCGCTCACCCAGTCCAGAACGGAAAATCCCGTCATGAGAAGACTCCGCTGAGTTTATCGCTCACGCTGTTTTTCATCTCAGTTAACTGGTTGCTCAGATCCCCGAACATCTCGCCCAGATTTTCATCCACGCGCTTAAGGGTGACGGTAAAGTCAATTTTACGCGCGGCTCCGTCGGCAAAGAATTCAGTTTTGGTCTGATCAAGGCTTTCAATCACAAACATGCCGTAAATCATGCCGTGACCGTCCAGAAATGACCAGGCCTTACCGCTGTCGGCCATCAGTTGCAGCGCCAGTAAGGACAGGCGGCCACCGGTGATCTCCGGGTACAGCGAGCCTGATAAGGTGATGGTGTCATTGTCCGGCCCGATAAACTGAAAAGCCGGGCGGGCACCGATCCGGTTATTGAAGCCATAGCGCCACGATTGCTGGTGTTGCAGGCTCTGGTACGGGATGGTTTTCAGCATAAACACAAATAAGCCAAGGGCGGCCATCATAATTAAAACTCCTCTCGGTCGGCATAGGCACTGCGGGCACGGGCGCGTTGCTGGTGTTCACGGCGATCCAGCTCACGGGCCACCGCGCGGGCAATATCCTGCTCGGATTGTGATGATGTGGCGTGAATATGGATTTCATACACGGGGCGTTCAGGGCGTTGCGGCTGATTAATGACCGTAACCCCGGCGTTTTGATACTGGGCAGCCGGCAGGCTGTAGGGATGCAGCGGTTGAGCACTGACGGTGGAAGCCGCACCCATCGACAGGGCAGCGGCGGCCATGCGCGCCAGTGTCGCTGTTTGCCGGCGGCTGGTGACCCGCGCCGGGCCGTTAATCAGCTCCGGGCCATGTTCGCCCACCAGTCCGAATTTTCCCGCCGGAATAGTGCCGCCCCGGTCAAAGGCACCGAAAAAGCCGGCTGCCGGGTGGGCGGCTGCATTGTAGGCATCCAGTGCTTTTTTCACTTCCGGCTTTTCGGCCTGCGTTTTCATAAAATCTGGGGTGATGGCATCCTTAATTTCCGTGCCCAGATTGGCGATGCTTTGTTTCAGGGCTTGCCATTTGTCTTTGATACCGGCAATCAGTTTGTCGATGATCTCCGTGCCGAACTGCTTAAATTTTTCCGGCAGTTTTTGGGTGTCTTCAACAATCTCATCCCATTTATTGGCAAGGGCCTTTTTGATGCCCTCCCATTTGTTTTGGGTATCCTGTTTGATTTCTTCCCATTTATTAAGGAGGGTCTGCCTGATGTTCTGCCAGGCGGTAGAGACGTAACTGGAAATGCTCGCCCAGAGTTTTTTAAACCACGGCACCAGTGTGTCCCAGTTGTCGTAAATGAGCCAGGCAGCCAGCGCAATCATGCCGAGGATCGCCAGAATCGGGTTTGCCATCATGAGCGCGGTCGTCCCGCGTATCACCCCCGCCAGTATTTTAAACGCACCGCCGAGTAATTTCAGGCTGCCCGCCCCCTTGATGCCCAGTATACTCAGGCCAAATTTCACCATAGCTAACGGCCCCAAGAAGGCCGCCAGTGCCAGTGTAATGGCCCCAAATACGGTTAATATCACGCCTAACCCAATTCCAACCATTGTTAAGGTTTTGGTCAGTTCGGGATTGGCTTTCATCCATTCGCCTGTTTTGCTGATAATGCGGGTAATGCGTTTGGCAATTCCGCGCAACGGGCTGTCCACACCGCCAAAGATTTGAATACCGAGATCGTCCCAGGCCGATGACAGGGCTTTCAGGTCACCGTCCAGATTGTCAGTCATGGTATCCGCGACCTTCTTGGCTTCCCCCTGCGCTTGTTTCAGCTCCTGCGTGAGTTTTTGCAGTGCCCCTGAACCGGCCTGTTCGGCCAGCACTGACAAGGCAGAAAAGGCCTCTTCCCCGGCAATCGCTTTAAAGATACCGGCGCGCTGGGCATTGCCCATTTTGGCGGTTTTGGCGTTCAGTTCGGTCAGGATATCCGGCAGGGCACGCAGGTTACCTTTCGCGTCTTTGGTTTGAATGCTCAGCTTCTTGAGTGCCTTGGCGGCTGCGGTGGGCGGCTCAGCCAGTCGCCCCAGAATGGATCGCAGGGCAGTACCTGCCATACTGCCCTGAATACCGGCATCCCCCAGTTTACCTGTCGCCGCAGCGGCGGTTTCAATATCGACGCCCAATCCGGCCGCCACGGGGGCGACATACTTCATGGTTTCGCCCAGCATCGACAGGTTGGTATTGGAGCGGGTAAACGCCCCCACTAACACATCACTGACGCGGCCCATGTCATCGGATTTCAGTTTAAACCCGGTCAGGATATTGGAGCCGATATCCGCCGTGGTGGCTAAATCGGTATCCCCGGCCAATGACATCGCCAGTGTACCGGGCATCGCCGCGCGGATCTGGCCGGGTTTAAACCCGGCCATCGCATAGAAACTCTGTCCCTGCGCCACCTGATTGGCGGTAAATGCCGTTGTTGCCCCCAGATGGCGAGCCTGTTCACGCAACTGTTTCAGTTCGGGGGCATTTTTATCCAGCCGCGTTAACGCCTGCACTTTGGACATGCCGGTTTCAAAATCATAGCCTGGCAGCATCACCCGTTTGGCACTGTAAAGTGCGCCCACCCCGGTGGCAATCGCTGTCGCCCCAGTGCCAGCCATCTGGTTGCGCACGTCTTTCATCTGCTGATAGCGGGCTTTGGCGGCAGCCATGCGTTGTTGCTGCTGGTTCAGCCGTTCCAGTTGCTGCTGCTGTTGTTGCAGGGTCTGGGTGGTGCGGCTGATATCCCTGTTCAGCTGTCGCTGGGCGTCACCCAGATTACGGGTGGAGATACCGCTGGCGCTCAGCACATCACGCTGGCGTTGCAGCGACTGGCTTAAGCTCTGGGTTTTGTCCTTCAGCTGACCGGCGGCCCGCATCGCCTGTTGCAGCTCCCGGCGCTGGGCCTGTGTCGGGTTACTACTGGCATTGATGACCTGGCTTAAGGCGGCCACCCGGTCGGTGGCGTTGCGGTAGGCGTCCTGCGCACGGGTCAGCGCCTGTTTGGTTTTGCGAAAACCGTCAATTTTGCTCGCCTGCTGATTGAGATCGCGCAGCTGCTGACGGGACTGTTTAAGGGTCTCGGCCAGCCGTTTATTGGCGTCGGACGCGCCCTGAAACGGGCGGGTCAGTTTATCTACGGCGCCCAGAACGACTTGCAGGCGTAATTGTCGGTCACTCATCAGCACCACTCCGGGTCAGGGCGCGGTAACGCCATTCAAGCAGTTCGGGCAGGGACATCGCTATTGTGGCGGCCGGCGGCCAGTGAAACACGGTGGCAATGTCCGCCACCAGTTCATCCACGGTTAAGGGGTCGGGAAATCGGCTTTCACCGACTTCGGCAACAAAAAACTGACCACCTCGACACTCAGGTTAATCAGGTCGCCCGGGGCCATCAGCAACAGGTCATTTTTGGTCAGTGCGGGCGCGGTGATGCGGGGCAGTACCAGCATCATGGAATCGACGTCCATTTCCATCAGCGCCTGCAAACGGACACCACGCAGGGCACCACTGTTGGGTTTGCGGACAATCACCTCGCTAATGGTGGTTGCGCCACGGGCAATCGGCGCTTCCAGTGTGACGGTGGCGTGTTCGGTCTGGGTAACGGGGGTTTGTTCAGTCATGGTTCAGATTCCTGTCAAGGGTGTCGGGTTAAAGGCCAATGGCGCGGCGGTGGGCTTCGAGACGGTCAACGCCGCCGACCATTTCCACCATATTGATAGTGTCGATTTCAATCAGCACCTCGCCGTCCCACGTCAGTTTAAAGTAGGTGTTTTTGGCGCTGACCTTGGTCTGGGGGTTATTCCCCTGCTTGTAGCTGCCGGGGTCAAATTCGGCGAAACGTCCACGCATCACCACTTCGACCGCAATCACCTCGCCGGTATCATCCCGCTGGAACGCGCCGTTAAAGCGCAGCGGAATACCGTCGGCTTTTTCAATGCCCCACTGCTTGTACAGCTGGGCTTCGACGCCGCCCAGGGTAAATTCCACATCCAGTGCGCCGTCATCCAGCCCCAAATCGACATGGGCCGCGCCGTTCATGCCGCCGCCCCGGTAGGCTTCCAGTTTGCGGCCCAGTTTCGGCAGGGTCAGTTCTTCCACGACACCCAGATAACTGTGGCCGTCGTTAAACAGGTTGAGGTATTTCAGTTTGCGTGGCAGGGCCATCGGGCACTCCTTAGCTGTTAATCCGGTTGGCGAAATCCATCAGGTACTGGTCAGTGATGCGCTGGCGCAGCAGCAGGTTTTCCAGTGGCGGGATGGGGGTATAGTCATAATCGATATAGAGCTTGCCGGCTTTCAGGGTGTCCTTGCTGTTGACGGTGTCGTCATACCAGCATTGACCGTCAATCAGGTAACCGTTGGCTTTCAGCTCGCGCAGCTTGGCATTGATGCCTTCGATAATGTCACGCACCAGTGAGGGCGTGAGCGGTTTATCAATCGCCCACATATGGGCTTCGGCCATCGTGTCGGCCAGCACCTGCGCGGTGCGGGTGTAGCTTTCAAACTGGAACAGTTTATCATCCGAGCAGGTGCGCGACCCCCAGAAGCGAAAGCCATTCTTGCGAATGAGGGTGGTAACATCGTTCTGGTTGAGCAGGTTGGCATCGGTGGCCACATCCTGCAAATCCCAGAACACATCGGCAGACAGGCCGGTCACGCCATTGACCCCGACGTTGGACAGCGTCTTATGCCAGCCGCTCTCTTCATCAATCCTGGCACGCAGCCCCAATGCACGGGCAGTGGCATAGGTCGTCGCTTCGCGGTTGGTCACGCTGTCCCAGCTTAAAAAATCGGGCCACACCAGCATCAGTTCACGCTGGTTAAAGTTTTTACGGTAGTTAATCGCCTGCGACACGGTTTTGCAACCGTAGGCACTGACATAGGCCATCGCTTTCAGTTGCTGGGCAATGCCCGCCAGTGCGGTGGCGACCGTCAGGTTATCATGCCCCGGTACGCCGAGAATGCGCGGTTTAACGCCCAGCTGGCTTTGGGCGGCCAGCAGGGCCTGCATACCGGTTTTCTTGCCTTCGTCGGTGACCCCGCCAATCAGGTTGGTGGTGGTTTCGGCTTCCGTTTTGCCCTGCGCCACGCGCACGACAACCGTAACGGGTTTCGCCTGGTCCGCAATGGCACGCAACCCATGGGCCAGTGTGCCACTTCAGATCGCCGAGGCAGAATATTCCATCCCGTCCACATCTTCGTCCCGGTGTTCGCTCAGTGGAAGACAAAACTACGGAGCAATTAAAAATCGCGGCGGAATCGGTGTTGGACGGTAAACAGGACAAGGCAGAAAAAGCACTGAACAAGGCCGGCCAGATTGCAGTTCAGGGCGTTCAGCGATACATGACTATCCATGATTTTGAACCACTGGCAGATCTGACAGTTGCCGCGCGTGCAAGGCGTGGTCGTAAAGGGGCAAAAGCTGAGGTGAAGAACCGGCAGGAGGGAGGCACGCCGAATAATGCCAATGCCAAGCCGCTGATCGACACAGGCGCTTATCGCCACTCAATTACTTATGTGGTTCGGAATAAGGGGGAATAATGGATTTACTTGATGTGACTGACATTGTGTTCGATCCGGATTTCTGCGATACCTCACTGACGGTAAAACGCCGGGTGGTGGGAGTTGATGATGATGGATTCCCTACAACAGTCGATACGGTCACGCCTTTTTCTGGTGTCGTGACGGTTGACCGATCGGTAGAGGCCCAGATGCGGATGTCAGGCCAAACTGTCACGGGCACGATCCTGGTGATTACCACTGAACGGCTGATAGCGGGGGAATCCGGGCGAGCAGGTGACATTGTTACCTACCAGAACCGTGAATACTTGGTGAAGTCCGTGGACTCTTACACGTCATATGGGGCGGGTTTTGTACAGGCGCACTGTGAATTGCTGCCTTTTGATGGAGGCAATTCATGAACACTTCAGAACGGGCGGGCTGGTTAACACCGGATAATGAACCTGTTTACGATGAGGCATTAGAGCGGTTACTCAGTCAGTGGTTGCGGATCGTTTCTGGGCTACCTAGCGGTAGCGTTCGACCTCGCTGGACATCGGTTCAGACAGCGCAACCCCCCGCCGATTCAGACTGGTGTGGGTTCGGTATTGTTGCGCTGCCCGCCGATGATAATCCCGCTTATGCCAATCAGACCCCTGAGCACGGTGAACTCTGGCGGCATGAAGCGTTTGAATGTTCAGCCTCGTTCTATGGCCCTCGCAGCCAAGGGTATATCACCCGTTTCCGCGAGGGTATCAGTCTCAGTCAGAACAACGCTGAACTGAATACATTAGGGCTGTCTGTGGTAAAGCATAGCGGCATCGTTGCTTTCCCTGAACTTATCAATAACCAGTGGATACGTCGCTATGACATGACTGTCACCTTGTGGCGTAAGGTTGTGCGTCGGTATGGTGTTAAAGCCTTAAGAGACGCACCAGTGAAATTCTTTGGAGATTAACCCCTATGCAGGGCTTACCCATTACCAGCATTGTTAATGTCAAAATTAACATGGCACCCCGTGCAGCATCGGGCCGGAATTTTGGTTCGTTGCTGATTGTCGGGGCCAGTGACGTGATTAACACGCACGAACGGCTGCGTTACTACACCGATATTGAAGGCGTCGGCGCAGACTTCAGCATGGATACCCCGGAGTATCAGGCGGCCGCACTGTATTATTCTCAGTCACCGCAACCCGTCGATCTGTATATCGGGCGATGGGCGAAAGAACAGGTACTGGCTGCTTTACGCGGTGCGGTACTGAACCGGTCTGAACAGGCCATAAGCCGTTTTACGGTGATTGCTGACGGTGCATTTAAAATGACCCTGGATGGCAAAGAGACCACGATCACCGGTATCGATTTCAGCAAGGAAACCAACCTGAATGGCGTCGCTGAACGGGTGGCGGAAAAACTGAAAAACGCCACCGTGCGTTGGGACAGTGTGTCTTCCCGTTTTACGATTTCGTTACAAATGTCAGGCAAACTGGGCTATCTCACCCGGGCGGACAGCGGCACTTACATTGGTGACTTACTGAAACTGGATGCAGCCTCCGGGGCAACCGCGATTGACCCGACCGAACCGGAAACCATTGCGCAAGCCGTAAAGGTCATGGGGGAAGTCTCGGGTGCCTGGTACGGTCTGGTGATTGCTGACAATAGTCTGTCTGACAGCGATGTGTTGACAGTCGCACGCTATATTGAGTCGGCCTCCGTTGCCCGGATTTACGGACACACGGTCACGAAAACCGATGTCCTTGACCCCGATGTGGATACGGATATGGGTTCACGACTTAAGGGGGCTTTTCTGGGCCGCACCCTTTGGCAATACGCTGCACAGCCTTATGCCATCGCGTCTCTGTTTGGCCGCATGTTTACGGTCAACTTTCAGGGCAATAACACCACCATTACCCTGAAATTTAAACAGGAACCGGCAATCAGTGCCGAATTGCTGACCGCAACACAGGCCAATGCACTGAAAACCAAAAACGGTAACGTCTTTGTCCATTACAACAACGACACTGCGATTGTGCAGGAAGGGGTGATGGCAAACGGGACGTTTATTGACGAGCGCCACGGGCTGGACTGGTTACAGAACTATGTGCAGACCAACCTCTATAACCTGATGTACACCTCAACCACCAAAATTCCCCAGACCGATGAAGGCGTTACCCAACTGTTGATGAATGTTGAGCAGTCACTGGCGCAGGGGGTGACCAATGGCCTGATTGCGCCGGGACTTTGGGGAGGTGACAGCTTCGGGGCACTCAATCGCGGTGATATGCTGACCAAAGGGTACTACACCTGCGCTCAGCCGATTGTAGAGCAGGTGCAGGCCGAGCGCGAAAAACGCAAGGCCCCGGTCATTCAGTGTGCCATTAAGCTGGCAGGTGCAGTGCATTTTGCCGATGTCATTATTAACGTAAACAGGTGATCCGATGGCGAATACCTATTCATTTATGGACGTGTCCGCCACGATAACCGGGGTGGGCGGGTCGGTCGATTTGGGGAATGGGGCAGCGACCTCCGAAGAGGGGATCGTAGTCTCGATGATTGAAGCTAAAAACACCATGACCATTGGGGCAGATGGTGAAGTCATGCACTCGCTGCACGCGGGTAAGGGAGGTACGCTTACGGTGACACTCCTGAAAACGTCCCCCGCCAACGCCAAACTGATGATGATGTACAACGCGCAACAGTTCTCGTCAGCAACGTGGGGCAATAACGCCATTCTCATTCGTAACAAGGTCTCCGGGGATACTATCGCGGCGCGCTCGGTGGCGTTCCAGAAAATCCCGGACATTTCTAACGCCAAAGTTGGTAACACTCATAGCTGGGTGTTTGACTGCGGCAAAATCGACACCATCTTGGGCACATTTTAACGGGGGAACACATGGAATTTGAAATCAGCGGTAAGAAATACCGGGCAGGCAAATTGAACGCCTTTCAGCAACAGGACTTAGCCGTGGCGTTAGTTCCGGTCGTGCCGGCACTCAAAGGGATTTGGGAGAATCTCAAGCCAGGTAGCGTGGATGACGAAGGTAAACCGGTCTTCGCGTGGAAAGATATGGCGGATCTTATCACCCCGCTGGTGGAAGCGGTTCGTTCGCTGGGTAAAGAATCCCGGTATGAGATTAACGATATCTGTCTCTCGGTCGTCAGCCGGGAAGCCGGGGACGTCTGGTCAGCCGTGTATGCCGGCGGGCAACTGATGTTTGATGACATCAACGGCCTGGATTTACTGAAAATCGTCGGTCAGGTGATTGAGGATGCACTGGGAAATTTTTTTCCCGCCCTGCCCGAGAGCGACGTGTCATTCCCGGACAACCCAGCCTCGAACTGAGTACATTACCGAACGGGCGCTTTTTTCTGCTGCGCCCGGTCCGTCACGGGATGTGTCAGGCGGAGTCCTTAGAAAATGGTCGTGTTGATCTGGCCTACATTGCCCTGATGAATGAGTATCTGGATGTGGAAGCCGAAAACGAGGCCCTGATAGCACGGTGGAGAGATGAGCAACACTAACGCAGATGTGATTAAAGAATTTTTAATCTCACTGGGCTTCGACATAGACAAAACGGGTGAGAAGAAATTCAGTGCAACAATAGCAGGTGTGACCGCCAATGTTTTAAAATTCGGTTCCGTGGTGGAAGGGGCGGCGCTGGCGGTGGTGGGCTTTACAGCGCAGGTCGCCACCCATCTGGATAAACTGTACTGGCAGGCACAGCGCACAGGCGGGGCTGCTGAACAGATTAAAGCCTTTGGGTATGCCGTGACACAGGCCGGTGGCACGGTCGAGGGCTTAAATTCCTCACTGGAGAATGTGGCCCGGTTCTTACGTAACAATCCGGGCGGGGAAGGCTTCCTGCGTAATATGGGGATCCAGACCCGTGATACCAATGGACAGCTGCGGGATACCGCTTCGTTAGTCGCGTTGGTTGGCGAACGGTTAGCCGGGATGCCGTCCTATCGGGCCAATCAGTACGCCAGTATGCTGGGCATCGACGAGAATACGATGCTCGCTATGCGCCGGGGGATGGGCGGCTATGCGGCAGATTACCACCGGATAATCAAACAACTGGGTTATAACCCGGCTGTGGCGGCCAAACACGCCAACGATTTTATGACCCAGTTTACCCAGCTTAAGCTGGTGACAGGCTCCGCAAAAGACAAGATCGGTGGTGAACTGGCCCGGATACTGACACCGAGTGTAGAGAAATTCACCAGACTGATACTGGACAACTGGCCCACGATTGAAAAAGTCATCATGTCGGTGGCGAAAGCGATCCTGACAATGTCCGAAGTGCTGGGGCAAATGGTTTACCGGGGCGCGCAAGGGATACAGGATTTAATCGGCTGGTGGCAGCAGTTAGACAAAGGCAGTCAGGAACTGATTAAAATGTTTGGTCTGGTTGCGGCGGCGTGGTGGGCGCTGAATACGAAGTTCCTGACCTCACCTGTCGGTATTATCACAACCTTGCTGGCGGCCTTATTCCTGTTGTATGACGATTATAAGACCTGGCAGGAAGGCGGTAAGAGCCTGATTGACTGGAGTCAGTGGGAAGGCCCCCTGAAGCAATTGGGGGAAGGCCTTAAGCAAATTAAAGACTGGGTACTGCAAATCAAGGATGCGGTCGGCGGCTGGGAAAATGTCTTCTGGGGCTTTGCGATATTTCTGGGTACTAAGTGGCTGAAAAAAGTCTTGGGTGTACTGGGCGTATTTTCTGCTGCGGCCAGTAAAGTGAAGTTGCCGGAAATGGGTAAATTCGGTGGCCCGATGGGAGGAGCACTGAATCTAGTCGCCCAAGCCGAGCAAGGAAGAGAGCAATTAATGCAAGAAGTGCAACAGGAAGCAGAGAAAACCGGGGAAGATCCCGTAAAGGTATTGGATAGAAAACTGAAAGAAAAGCGCGCCAATGAAAAGCCTTTCCTAACATGGGATGATATTACCGGTTGGTTTATGGGGAGCGCTAAAGCATCATCTTCAAATACAAATGTACGCGGTATTCGAAATAATAACCCATTAAACATGGATTATGCAGGGCAGAAAGGTGCTGTTCTTGAAAATCATGCAACGCCGAGATTCGCAAAATTTGCTACTGCGTACGAAGGGCTTGCCAAAACCGCATGGCAATTACGCAGATATTTCAATGGAAAAACCACTGGAAAGTTATTGCAAACGATTGAGGATATTATATCCACATGGGCACCAGCGGGTGGGAAAGATAAGAACAATACCGAGGCATATATCCAGAGAGTATCGAAAATGATGGGTGTAGGCAGGCGAGATTATTTAGATTTAAACAACCATGACATTATGTATGCGTTAATGAACGCAATGGGCATAGTGGAAAGCAAAGTGTTTCCTTACTCTAAACGATTGGTTATGTCAGCCATTGCAGGTAAACCAGACTCAACAAAATCACTCACCAAAAACAGCGTTCTTAACTTTGACCCTCGAATGTTCGATAACGCCGAAGCCAATATCAACAACATGATGACTTCTTCCAGTTACACGCCGGAGTACCTGCGTAAAGCCGAGTCACTGGCACAGAATCAAATGAGTTTTGAGCAAAATCTTACGATTAACATATCCGGCGTTCAATCACCGCATGAAGCGGCGACATTAACAGAGGGTGCGGTACAGCGCAGTAACGCAATATTGGCACGTAACCTACAAACTAAGGTGAGCTAATGGATATCTTATCGATGTTGTTTTCTCAGGGGACGAGAAAAATAGAGATGATTGTGCCGAGTGTCGTTATTTCGGAAAAACACCAGGACTCGACCGAAATTACCGAGCACCCGGTACAATTAGGAGCCGCTATCAGTGACCACGCCTATGACAGACCGTCTGAGGTGACAATGGAACTGGGATTTGCTGGAGGCGGTTCGCTGATTGATATATTTGATCTGGGAACAGGGGCATCACTGGGAAAAAGCCCTAAAGAAGTTTACCAGCAATTGCTGGCACTGAAAGCCTCAAAGAAACCGTTCAATGTCACCACGGGCAAGCGCCAGTATAAAAATATGCTGATCCGTGCCATTGAAGTCACCACGGATAAAACGTCTGAAAACGTCCTGATGGTTACTTTAACCCTGCGTGAGGTGATAATTGTCGAAACACAGACGGTTAAAGGGGTTACCGCACCACCAGAGAGAATGAAAGCCCCGCTGGATACTGGCCCCGTGGTTGATAAAGGAACCAAGACGCCAGTCGTACCCAAAAACAACGACACGGCACTAAAACGCTTTATAGATGGAATTTTGGAGATTTTCTAATGAATATGGTCGAAATTCCCTTACAACCTGTAAACCAGCAATTCGATATACAGCTAGGTGGCATTAATTACCAGATACGGTTACAGTGGCGAGATTGTGCCGGCTGGGTGTTAGATATTATGCACCCTAATAGCGAACCAATTGTGACAGGGCTGCCGCTGGTTTTTGGGGTGGATATCTTGGAACAGCATCGGTATTTGGGATTTAATGGGGCGTTGGTTTTTTATTGCAATAACCCCCACAAGGAAGTAGCCGAAGGTGATTTAGTAAACGATAACAGGTTATACTTTGTGAATTAAATCGTTAATACGCGAGGTTATTAAATTGAAGAATGTTATTTTTTGTTTAATTTTTCTGCTTATTTCCAGTTGCACGTTACTTAACCCTCCAGAAATAGAAAGACCAGTAGCTTTAGATAGCAGGGATATAGATGCGCTGATAGCCGTAGCTACGATATTTAATGAAGATAAAGATACCCATGCTTCAGGAGGAAAATCATTAATAGATTGGGGTAAGGTGAAATTAAAAGGTGATGAAATTACCCGTTATGATATTGCTAACCTCATTACAGGTAACGAAGAAATTCCTTTCCCCCAAAAGGCTTCTTTGGGGTTATATAGTATGTATTACTTGATTAAACTCAGTAACCTATATTCAGGATGTACGGGAGAGGCGTCTTGTGTTCTAAGGTTACTTAAATCCGGTGCGTCAAAGATGAGGGAAAAGAGGAATCAGGATTTCCTTGAATCATACAAGGCTGACAATAAAAAATTTAAATCCATATATTATGATCCTGAAAAAATCATACCGGTGATGAATAATCTTGTTACTGGATTGATGGAGATGAAAAATCAGGAAATAGAGGAAAACTCAAAACTGCCAGATACCCAACCGATTGAATTTTCATACAGTAACGACGAGTATGTGAATGCCGCTATTGCGTTACTGAACAACGCTAAATTAGAAGAATATAATATTAGAGACCGGGATGGCAATAAAACTGAGAAGTACGGAAACCCCACGATTTACGGTCGTCCCTTGTTTTTCTACCCATATATGTATAAAAATACGGTGATTAAGCAAGCTAAGTCATGTGAAAAAGTGTCTGCATATACAAGGGTGGATATAGATAATGCGTGTAAGAGAGCAATTATTGCAGGAGTTAAGGATTGGGTAGAAACGGCAAGAGATCCTAACATATCAAAGCTAGCATGGAAAATAACTGCCAGTCAGTCCATCCTTAGGGATGAAATAATGTTTTCTCACTGGGCTGGTATGGCTAGGGTTCACCAAAAAAGCCTAAATGAAACTGGCCGTCTCAGTCTTTAAGCTAGTGAAAGAAGCCCCTGTAATGGGGCTTTTTTTTGGTGATTATAAGGAAGTTCCCTGCGCGTGCGGGGATGAACCTAAACTTTTGTAAAAACTCATTGCACCATAGATGCAATAATGTACAATGTAATACAAGTGTAATTACATATGGTGAGACTATGAGCACAATTCAGATAAGAGTGGATGAAGAACTTAAGAAGAATGCGTATCGTGCATTTGATAAACTGAACTTATCCCCTTCCGACGCGTTGCGCCTTTTTCTGCGCTATGTGGCAGAAAATGAAAAGCTACCGTTCGCTGAGATATCCCTGATGGTCGCAGAACATGATGAAGATGAGGACATTCTGGAGGTGGTACGTGATCGCCTGAAAAACCCCGTTAAACGAATTCGGGTAAATCTTGATGAAATTTAACATTGAGTTTGACGAGCGTGCGCTAAAAGAATGGCAAAAACTGGATAACAGTGTCCGTGAGCAGTTCAAAAAGAAGCTACGTAAACTACAGGATAACCCCTATATCGAGTCAGCCAGATTACACGGCGATTTAGCAGGCTGCTTTAAAATCAAACTTCGCTCTTCTGGATTTCGCCTTGTCTATCAGGTGATAGATGAAGAGATTGTGATCTGGGTAATCGCAGTAAGCAAAAGAGAAGACTCGAAAGCTTATAAGGTAGCCAGCGAGCGCATTACACGATAAGCCACAAATTCATAATAACCCGCTTCGGCGGGTTTTTCATTTCTGGAGTCACTATGTCAAAACAATGGCTTCGCGAATGCAGGCTGATTGTCGCTGATGAGAAAGGTGAGGGTATTGACCTTTCCGAATTGAAAATCAAATTCAGTATTACCCGGCCTTCTTTTGCCTATCCGGCAACCGGCATCTTCAAAATCTACAACCTGAACAATGAGACACGGGAGAAGATCCGCAAGAACGAATACAGGATTATAAAGTTCTCGGCAAGATATAAAGACCATTCAGGCCAAATCTTCGCCGGGCAAATCCAGTACACCTACACCGGGCGTGACAGTCCGACGGATACGTACGTGGTGATACAGGCTGGCGACGGTGACCAGGCGTACAATGATGCGACGGTCAATATCACTATCTCAGCCGGTTACACCCAGCAGGACGTTGACCGGTTGATGATGCGGGAGATTGAAAAGTACGGGATAACGTTCGGGATGCGCCCGGAGTTTCAGTTAAACGTGGCCCCACGGGGTAAGGTGTTCTTTGGTATGCACCGCGATGAAATGCATATTTTAGCCAGACAGAACAATGCTGAATGGCGCTATGAAGATGGTCAGTGCCATATTATCCCGAAGAAAACCTATCTGACCGAAGCGATTGTGCTGAATTATAAGACCGGACTCATCGGAATGCCGGAGCAGACCATCGGCGCGGGGATTAACGTGAAGTGTCTGATTAACCCCAGGATTCGGCCGGGGACCTTAATCCGGTTAGATAACGCTTCGATTAATGAAGCCGGGAAATCCACCGGGGCGATTGCATCGGGTAACGAGGCTATAGAAATTCCCGCTGCAACCGATGCTGACGGGGATTACGTGGTGATCAACGTCAGTTACTTCGGGGATACCCGTGAAAAGATGTACTACATGGAGCTGATTTGTGTGGCGAAATCAGACCAGACCTTAATGACTCAGGCCGCACTATCGAAGGATGTCCGACAATGATCACTAACTTTGAACGTCTTAACCAGCCTGAAACGCCGTTCCTGATGATACAGGAGGCGATTAGTTCAGGCTTATATGTGTCCGTGCCGTGCATTATCCAGTCTTTTAATCCTGAAGCCATCACGGTGACGGCGCAGCCTGCAATACGCGGAAAAGTTACCAACAGCCAGGGGGAAGCGGAATCAGTCGCATTACCTTTGCTGGTGGATGTGCCGGTGATTTTCCCACGCGGTGGCGGGGTGACGCTGACGTTTCCTATTCAGCCGGGTGATGAATGCCTGGTGATTTTTGCTGACCGCTGCATTGATTACTGGTGGCAGAACGGCGGCATACAGGAGCCGGTAGACCCGCGCCAGCATCACTTATCAGATGGCTTTGCGATAGTTGGCCCGCAATCACAGGCACAGAAAATTAGCGGTATCAGTACCCATTCCGCCCAGCTGCGCACGGATGATGGTGAGGCTTATATAGAACTTACGCCGGGTAGCCATAACATCACGCTTAACACTCCGGGTAAATTTATCGTCAATGCAGGAGGAGGAACTGAAATAAACTCTCCTGAGATTGAACTCAACGGCAACCTGTCACAAGGTATGGGTTCCAATGGGGGTGAAGCAACAATGAATGGTCCGGTGAAAGTGAAAAATGATGTCACCGCAGGCGGTATCAGTCTGATGAACCACACACACGGCGGCGTTAAAACAGGCGGGGGCACCACAGGAGGGCCGCAGTAATGCGATATCGACGGGAAGATATTGACGGCGATTACAGCTTCGGTCAGGGCGACAACACGTTTCTGATTGATTCCCCGGAAGCCGTCGCACTGGCTGTAAAGACCCGGCTGGATTTATGGCGCGGGGACTGGTTTTTGGATGTGGAGGAAGGGACGCCCTACCGGGAGGCCGTACTGGAAAAAAACTACACCAGTGCAATGGCGCTGCGTGAGCGGATTTTAGGCACTGAAGGGGTGACAGAAATTATTGCTCTTGATGCCACACGGAACCCCACGACCCGGAAAATCACCCTGACCGCCACGCTTAACACCCGCTACGGCAGAACCACAGTCATCAACGAACGGTAACTTATGCTTAATTTCGATACTTTAGGGCTGGCGGCCAGAATTACCGCGAGCGGCATTACTGCGCCTGATTATCCGACGATACTGACGAAGTTAACCGGGTATTTTCGCCAGATTTACGGCGAAGACGCGTATCTTGGCCCAGACAGCAAGGATGGACAACAGATTGCTATTTACGCGATGGGGATTCACGACGCGAATAATGCGCTGATTGCCACCTATAACTCATTCAGTCCGTCAACTGCGAAGGGGCGGCACTCTCAAACAATGTCGCGATTAATGGCATGTCGCGGCACCGTTCAACCCAATCGGTCTGTGATGTGGAGCTTATCGGTCAGGTCGGTACGGTCATCAAAAAGGGCATGGTGCGCGATGTGCAGGGTTATTCATGGCGGTTGCCGGATACGGTCACGATTGGCACGCATGGTACAGCGACCGTCACGGCTACCTGCCAGACTCAGGGATCTATTACCGCAGCCGTGGGGGATATTGCTGAGATAGGCACACCCACACGGGGCTGGCAGAAAGTCATCAATCATTCTGTGGCGACACCCGGACGTACCATTGAGACGGATGCCGAACTGCGGATACGTCAGCGTAAATCGGTGGCGCTGCCCTCACGTACCGTACTGGATGGGATGTTAGGGGCGATCAGCCTGATACCCGGTGTTTCCCGCTTAAGGGGGTTTGAAAATGACACCGGGCAGACGAATGAATACGGCATACCCGGCCATACTATCGCCATTATTGTAGATGGCGGGGATGCAATGACTATCGCCAGGACTATTGCCTTAAAAAAAAACACCCGGTGGGGGTACGTTCGGGGACACGGTGATTAAAGTGGCTGACCGCCACCAAATCCCCCATCCGATACGTTTTTCCCGTCCGGTGGATGTGGCTGTTTTTATTGAAATTCACCTGATGCCTTTTGATGGCTACACCACGCTGGTAGGAGACCGGATTAAAAACGCAGTGGCCGAACACATTAACGCGATACATATCGGGGACAGTGTGTATCTGACCAAGCTGTTTACCCCGGCCAACTTACCCGGTGATGAAGAGGGTAAGACCTATGATATTACCGATATTCGCATCGGACGCACGGCGGGATCAGCGGTGACAGGTAATCTGAAAACCCGGTTTAACGAGGCAGTGACCTGTCAGCCGGATAACATCAAACTGGTGGTGACATGAGAGACTACTTAACACTCATCACCCCGCAACATCGTACCGCGCCGAAATTCGTTAACCATATTGATCTTATCACCCGCATATTCTCAGACATTGCACAGGCCGCCCTGCATCTTAATGACGCGTTCTCGCTGGACAAGGCTGTTGGTGTACAACTGGATGCAGTCGGGGAATGGATAGGGCTATCGCGCTATGTGAAAACGCCGATTGTCGGGGTGTATTTTTCACTGGATACCGAGGCAGTGGGATTCGACCAGGGAAGCTGGAAACGGAAATATGACAGTGACAGCGGGTTTACCGAACTGGATGACGAAACTTACCGTACCTTGCTGCGGGTAAAAATTGAAGCCAATCACTGGGACGGATCCGGTGACATGCTGGAACGGATTTATCAGCGGATATTACCGGACAGTAAAACCACGCTGTTTTTCGTAGATAACCAAAATATGACCATGGATGTGTTTATGACCGGAGGCGCTATCCCGGAAGTCATTAAAGCCGTTATCCGGCAGGGTTATCTGAACATCAAGCCGGAAGCGGTACGCGTAAATAATTACATTAATTCAGCCTGTGACGGGCTGTTTGGCTTTGACATTCAACATGACGTGGTTGCGGGTTTTGATACCGGTGGCTGGGCCGTCAGACTATGAGGAAACTATGGCAAAAAATGAATTTCTGCCTTTTGGCATTGCAGACGGGGCAAACGTCTTAACCAACGACGAGTACAGCAAACTGGCTGCCCGAACAGACGGGTTCAGTTCTGGGGTGGCGAAGTCGCAGGAACTGAATAAAGTCTGGCGGCAAAGCGCTGCCATCGCTACGGTGGTGGCGCAGTTTATTGCAGAGACGACAGATAAGGATGTACTGGATGATGGCAACTTACAGGCACTACAGGCTGGATTACTCAATGCACTAAGGACAACGATCAACGCCAGTGTCCCTGCCGCGTCACTGACCACAGCCGGTATTACGAAATTGAGTAATGCCACAGACAGTAACGCGGAGAACGTCGCTGCGACATCTAAGGCGGTCAAAGCCGTTTACGATTTGGCCTCGAATATCCATATAAACGAAGCGTCAATCACACAAAAAGGTATCGTGCAGCTTAATAATGCGACAGACAGCCCCAATGAAGCACAAGCCGCCACGCCTAAAGCGGTGAAGGCCGCCAACGACAACGCCAGCCGCCGCCTCGACAAAGCGCAGAACGGGGCGGATATCCCGGATAAAGCGGCGTTTGTGAGAAATATCGGGTTAGAGAAAACCGTGAAACAGGCGCAAGATGCGATGGCTAAATCCGCAAATGGCGCTGACATTGAGAATAAAGCCCATTTTGTGGAAAATGTCGGTGCCTACCCGAAAACGGGCGGTGTTGTTAATGGCAATGTCGATGCATTCGGCTATATCTCCGCAAACGGCATTTATGAAGCCGGAGGAAAGCGGGTTTACAGTCCCGTGAATAAACCCAGAATCGATGACATTGTTTTAGGGGCATGGTCAGTACTGCCGGTTGGGGTGCCGGTTCCGTGGCCTTTAGAAACCCCGCCGGCCGGATGGCTGAAATGTAACGGCTCCACATTCGTTGCCGGCCAATACCCCGAGCTGGAAAAAGTCTACCCCTCACTCAGGTTGCCGGATTTGCGGGGCGTTTTCATTCGTGGATGGAGTGATGACGGACTGATTGATGCCGGGCGCCCCTTATTATCGTTTTCAGCCGACACGCTGAAAAAACATAGCCACAGCTTGCTTTTTGGTTACGGAAACGGCCACGACACGCCGGCTGTTCATGAGGAATATCGAAAGAGTGCCTCGTCAGTTAGTTATGCTGCGGCAGGCTCCAGCGGCCTTTATATCAGTGAAGAGGGGGGCAACGAAACTGCGCCCTGCAACATCGCGTTTAACTACATCGTGAGGGCGATATAATGACTCAAGCCGTATTGAATAGCGAATTCAACGCAATCGTGGCGGGTAATGTCACCGTGTACAATTACACGAGCGAATCGCGTGAATATTTTTCTACCTCGGTGGAATTCTTACCGGTCGGCGTCGGGCTGCCGGCGCATTCTTGCGCGGATGCACCGGGTGAAAGTAAGGCCGGTTATGCGATTTGCCGAACGGCTGATTTATCCGCGTGGGAATACGTTGCTGATCACCGTGGTGAAACGGTATATAACACTGAAACGGGGATAGCACAAGTCGTTGAAGACCTGGGTGATTATCCATTGGGCACAACCCCAGATGCACCCGCTACCCCATTCGATAAATGGGAGGGTAAGCGGTGGGTAACAGATAAACTGGCACTACAGGCGGATCAGGTCAGGCAAGCGGAACAGCAAAAATCATTCCTGCGACAGCAGGCAGACATGGCTATCGCACCATTACAGGACGCGATTGACCTCGACATGGCCATCGAGGCCGAGAAATCCGCCTTTACGGCATGGCGTAAATACCGTGTGCTACTCAACCGCGTAGACTGTTCCACCGCCCCCGATATCCACTGGCCGGAACCGCCGAAGTAA